TAGGATGTACAATAAGCTTATTACCTGCACGACAAATACCATTCATTTCATCTTCAAACGCTGCAAGAGCTATATGCTCATGATCGTTTCCCCATTCGGTCATTTCATTACCTTCAAAAGGTTCTGCACGACCAGTCTTTTCCCTCCATAACTTTTGTCTTTCGTAGACTGCCGACCATGCTTGGCTAGCAGTCACGATTGAGTTACGAAGTTTTGTATTACTTAGATGCGAGGTCATCAGTATATTCTCTTATTTGATCTCTAACGATTGCACTTAAACTTTTCCAGTAAGCTACTTTATCTTTTTCATCTAAATTTTTTGCTGCATTTACATAAACCTCTATTTCCTCTTTTGAGAGTCTTTTTGTTTGAGGTTTTGGTTCAGGTTTTGTATGCTCAATCTCATCTTCTGAGTAAATAAACCCATGTAATCCTAAAAGTTTAAGAACTGCTCTATCTACTGCACGCTTTTCTGCCATTGCATATGGGTATGCGTTCTTATTGTTTTTAGGACTAGCTTCACCATATGTTGTTACGGTGTTATCTTTTAATGAACCAACACATTTAATTACTACAATACCTTCTTTAGAATTTGTTTCTATTTCTGATAATTCATATTTGATATTGTTTTGTGCTGCGGCTATTTCAATAAATCTATGGTACATAACCCAAGTACCATGACAATCCCACAAACATTCTTGCCAGTCGAAGCCCTGCTTTTGCAGGACTTCCTTTACTCTATCATCAATTTTTTTCTTAGCCATTCTCTTTCTCCTGCTGTTGTTGCAATATGTAATTATGCAACTCTTGTAAATCTTCTTTAATACCAGCTATTGCATTTGCTTGTATTTCGTTTTGCTCAAGAATAGCATTGGTTACACTATGTAACTCGAATTGTAGTGACTCCATGTATTGATCTTTAGATGCGCTCATTAGACTGCCTCCTTTACTGCTTGATCTTTAAGAAATTCTACATCGTCTTCATTAAGGTCATTAAGAACACTCTGTCCATTTTCAAATGGTGTTACATCACGAGCATCACTAACCTCAACATCTAAAATATCTACAATAACTTCTGTAGGGTATCCTACAACTTTTTCTTCTCGGACATTTGCTGATACTACAAAATTAACATCAAAGCTACGATACTTATCTTCAAATGTTAGTTCTTGATTAAATTGTACTTCCATAATTATTATCTCCTTATTTATTAACTTCAATAAAACTATATAACAAAAAAATTGTATTTGCAAATATTTTTTTCAAATTACTTGCAATCTATTTTGTAACCGATTAGAATCATAAATAATCTGACTACATCCTCTAAACGCATGAGCGAGAAAAATGTCAGGGCAAATTAACAAAAAAAGGAAAAAATATGACATACAATGAAGCAATAGAAAAATTTGGTGGCAGTCGTAGACAGTTAGCTAGGGCTTTAGATATATCTACACAAGCTGTAGCACACTGGGCAAAAAATCCAGACAAAAATATTCCAGACTATCGAGCTATACAGATTAAATATGTTCTTGAACAGGTTTAGTCATAAAGTTGTAGATCAGGAAGGTTTTGCACTAATGCAATTTACATCATATGAAGATGCAAAATGGTTTGTAAGAAATAAACCTGATTACAAAGTAAAAAAGATTAAGTTTGATTTATCACAAATGGAGGAGTGTTTATTTTGAGAATAAGAAATTGGGACAAATTCCAACACTATAAGCCTATGCACAGTAAATACAAAAAACAAATGACATGGTTGAAACTGTATGGTGGAGACATATTAAATGACATTGATTGGTTTGAACTATCCGATACCAATAAAGCAATATATATTGAGTTGTTATGTTTAGCTAGTCAGAATCATGGAAATCTACCTGATATAAAGACTATTGCATTTAGACTAAGACGGTCAAAAGACCAGTTACAAAAGGCTTTGGACGATTTAGTGCATTGGATAGAAGATGGTATATACTCTGTATATACAATGCCTATACCAGAAGAAGAAAAAGAAGAAGAAAAGAATAAGAAGTCTGTAAAGAAATATGATTATTCTCTTTTTGATAAATTCTGGGAAGAAATTATTCCTAGTGTTAGGAAATATGGAAAGCAGAATTGTAAAGATAAATGGAAGTCACATGATTTAAACAAGGAAGCTGAAAAGATTTTTTCTTGGTATGAACAAATGGGACAGACTGAGGAATGGAAAAAGGGAATGATTCCTGCACCAGAGGTTGTAATAAATCAAAGAAGGTGGGAAGCAGAAGTTCCAAAAACAAAACAAGGGAAGGTTAGATATGATTGGGAGGGTGCTAAATGATAAATCCAACGGCTGGAGAAATAATAGATCAGTTGACTATAACAAAAGAGCAAGTACATGGATATGAAAGTGAATATGTAGAAGATTTTTTAATTAAAGATACATCTAGCTTTGCTGATGCTGTAGTAGATTATTACTACAAAGAAATGAACTCTGGTAAAAGTTTAGGTCTTCCAAAAATGAATGAAGGTTTTGTGGCAAGACCAGCCGAGCTGACATTAGTAACCGGAATATCTTCACATGGAAAAACTCAGATGTTAATGCAATGGGTAAATCACTTATCTAAAGACTCAAAATGTTTAGTCATGTCTATGGAGATGAGACCTGAGATCACTTTGGCAAGGCTCACAAAAATTGCTCTTGGTCGAAACTCCACAGGATCACCTCCAACTGAAAAATTTATTAGAGAATATTGTGAAGAAAAAAAAGAACAGATTTACATTTATGACCAGCAACAAGAAACAACATCTGAAGACATTTACGCAAGTTTAATCTATGCAAAAGAAGTGCTTGGGTGTCAGTATGCGGTCGTAGATAGTTTAATGACGGTTGCAGATGTGGGTGAGTCAGACAACGGATACAATGAGCAAAAAAAGTTTATTAATAAATTATCTGTTTTATGTAAGGCATTAAACATACATATTTTTTTAGTAGCTCATTTACGAAAAGTTTCAGATGAGTTACAAGCTCCAGATGCTCAGGCTATTTATGGATCAAGTAATATTAGAAATTTATGTGATTCCATACTCATGATCTATCGCAATAAGTTGAAAGAAAAGTGGGCAATGGACGGTGAAAAGACTGAAGAAGAATTACGGTCAATACCAGATGCTATGGTTTATATTCAAAAGCAAAGAAATTTTCCATTTGAAGGAAAGTTTGGTTTTTATTTTAACAAACACAGTTTAACTTATCAGGAGAGTCCATTATGAGCGTAAATGAATTTATAAAAATGATTAAAAAATCTTTTCCAGATGCAGTATACAAAGCTACATCTAAAGATGGTATAGTATTTAAATCAAAAGGATGGACAGATTATGAGATACAGTCTAACAAAACACAATCTAAATAGTCTGATTCAAAAGCTGAAAAATTTGGATTTTACTAAGATGTGGAAGATTGAAATTAAAGAGGGAAAGTATAGTAGGTCAGTAGATCAGAATAAGTATCTTTGGCATATTTATAGAATATTAGGAGACCATTTAGGCTATGAACCTGAAGAGCTTCACGAGCTATTAACCTACCGATACCTGAGAGAAGAAAAGGAAATTAAAAACGAAAAGGTTATTGTGATAGCGAGAACATCAACTCTAAATACTGAAGAGTTTAATGAATACATAAGACAGGTTAAGTTCTTTGCTTATGAATATGGTTGTAAATTACCTGATATGAAAGATGTATCGCTCTAAAAAACTTTTAGTATTATTAAGAGAATTACCTTGTATGAGTTGTGGCACTATGGATGGGACAGTTTGTGCTGCACATCGTAATCAAGGAAAAGGCATGGGTCTGAAGAATAGTGATGCTTTAGTTGCAGCATTATGTAATAAGTGCCACCATGAGCTAGACAATGGCAAAGAGTTGAGTAAGGAAGAACGAAGGCATATGTGGGATCAGGCTTATATAGATACGATGCAGTATCTGATAGAGACTGGGAGGTTAAAATGCTAGAATATTGTTTAGTAGTTTATTTAACAATGGAAGAACCTAAATATATAGGTCACTTTGAAAGCTGTTCAGTAGCTAATAACTATGTTCAGGAATATTATCATGATGCTCCATATACAATTTGTTTGCATGAAGATTATATAAATTTGCCAGATCATCTGGTAAAAAAGGAAATATATGAAGCAGACTTTTGATTTTTGTTTTGCAAGCGGAAAAAAAGCAGAATTTCGATTTGCAGATTCTTGTTTAATATATATTAAGTATCCTACAAAAGAACAAGATATGTTTGAGCATTGGGATGTGCAAGGATTGTGCATTGCTATAAATGATAAACATTATAAGTTTGATGTAAAAAGTACACAAAAATTAAAATATTCTACACCAGAAAAAATTATGGAAGAGGTATGGGTAGAGGGAACTAATGTTCGTGGTAAAGATGGATGGATAAAAGGTAAAGCAGATTATATAGTTTTTGAAAGAGAACAAACATGGTTTATTGTAAATAGGATACAGCTATTAGAATTAACCGAAAAAAAATTAAAAGAAAATAATTACAAAAAAGGTAAAGGTGTTTATTTAATTCACACAAGAACAGGAAGACAGGATAAAGTAACACAAGTACCATTTGCAGATATGAAAACTATTGAACATTATGAACTTTCAAAAAGGAGCTAATATGTCAAAAGGTAGTTCACCGAGACCAATACCGAACCCTAAACAGTTTGAAGATAATTGGGACAAAATATTTGGAAAGAAGGAAAAAAATGGCAGGGATGTCACCGACTCAGTTAAGCCTGAAAAAACTAAAAAGTGAAGGTTATGAAACTGTACAGGTCGTTGAAGTATGGATACCTGCATTCGGTCGTGGGTTTGGCAATAGGCGTGATTTATTTGGCTGCTGGGATATACTTGCTGTCAAAGACGGACAAACTGTTGCAGTCCAAGTTACTAGCAAATCAAATATGTCAGCTAGAATTAAGAAGATTGCAGACAACGATCATGTAAAAAATTTAAGGGAAGCTAACTGGACTTTATTAGTTCATGGTTGGTTTAAAAATAAATCTAATCGCTGGGAGGTAAAGGAAGAAGATGTCAGTTAATAATTATGCAGCAAATTTTACATTTGATGTAAAAGGACAAAAGTTAAAAAGAAAAGAACTGGTAGATTTAATTTTAAATATGTTAAAAGAACAGCCAATGACTATACCAATGTTGCAAAAAGAACTTGGCATGGAAATGCAACAGGTTAGAAACTTTCATCGATGGATGGTTGTTAATGACTTTATCATGAATACCGGTAAAAAGAAGGGCGATTATTTTTTATATAAAGTTTATAGAGAATGTTTATTAGCTGAACTACTTTACCCATCACCGAAAGAAATTCATAGTCAATTTAAAGTAAAAGAAGTCATCAAGAAAAAAGCTGAAGATTTTAAAAGCAGAAGATCAGGTTCACAACGAAATGCTTTTGGTTATAGTGACCACCATTTAAATTCAGTTTATTTTGCAAGCGGAGACTAAAATGGAAATGAATAGACTATTAGATTTATTAGACAAATGGAAGTTGTACATGAAGTATGATAATCATAAGTTAGGGTATCCGAGTAAATCAATAGGAATGTCATCAGGAGGAGCATCTGGTAGTTTTGATGATATGTATGATGAGGTCGAAGATGATAATGTCAAGACCGTAGATGCAGTTATTCATAGTTTAGATCATGAAGAACAAAAGGCAATTTATGCGAGATACTTAGGAACAAAGAAACCAATGTATTACGAAGTCAAATTACAAATTGCAATAGATAATTTACTTCATATAGTAGGAAAAAGAATAGGAGCATAATATTTTTTTATACAAAATGCTTGACAATTTATTTGATTTTGATACAATATTTATGTGGTGATAATAATTAAGGAGAAAGAGATGGAAAAATTGTGGGATTTGGGTGGTTTGATTCCTGACTTCGCTAAAGAAGAGATGGAGAAAAAAGTGTTGGCTTACATTGCTAAAGATCCAATCAATATCGCTAGGGTTCAAAAGATGGCTTACGACTACTGCAAGAATAATGAAAAATTGATTGTAGCTATAATGAAAGGGGGTGCATGATGGTAGTTTTAGATATGAAACCTGAAAATGCAAAGTTCTGGGTTGGTGACTATGAGTATTATAAAGACAATGTTTTCTTTAATGCTTGTAAATGTGCTAATCCAAATTGTCAGAATTTAATTCAACTAGCTAACCCAGTGGAGGTTAAAGTCAAAGATCCTAAAGTAATGCAAGCTGCTCAAGAAGACAAAGTTGATGCTGCCTTACTTGACATCTATGAAGACTACGGTTTTGATGATGACGGTGAGGTTCTTTGTGGTGAATGTTATTAAGGAGGAAATCATGATAGATCAACATGAGCTATATGAAAAAGGTTACTACAATTACTGGTATGACACTACCGATAAAAACGGAGATAAAGTCAGGGCAGATGCTGAGTTTTCTCCTGATGAAAAATTAGTTAGTATTGTCTTATATGAATATGATGATGAGGGGTTTGTTGGTGATTACATAAAAGAAATTTTACCAGACAAAGTTAGCAAACCACATCTCGAATGGATAACAATGAAATGGAAAAAAGAAAGGGTGAAATAAAATTCACCTTTTTTTTACACAAAATGCTTGACAAATATTTTGTATTTGGTATTATATATATGTAGTGATAATTAATGAGGAGAAAATGATGGGTGTTGTTGAGAAATGTTTGGTTGAGGCTGTTGTTTTGAATGTTGGGGTGGTCGGTATTGTTTTGATCGCTGTTGAAATTGGTAAATATTTAGGAGGTGTATAATGGAAGGAAGAAAAGAGAAGTTAATTAAAGAAGTTCTTGATAAGGGGTATTTGAAGTATCTTGTCCCTGATGCGTTGTTTAATCCTGCTGCAAAAGAGGTTGAGGTTTACGCCTTGCCTAAAAAAGATGATGGTGGTTATATTGAGGCTCTTGCGTTTGCTGGTAAAGCTGAGAAACCTGCTTGGTATTACAAGTTTAAAAACAAAGAAGTCCTTGACTACTACATAGCAGAGCTTGTGAAAAAAAGAGAAGCCAAGATAGAAGCAAAAGAGCTAGCTAAAAAAGAAAAAGAAGAAAAGCTAGCAAAAGAAAAAAACTTAAATGATAAATATGACCTTGATGATATTATTAAAATCAAACAAGAAGCTTTAGTTGCTGCTGAACAAGCCGCTAACGATTACTGGGTCAACGAGATGGACGAAGAAGATAAGTGGAGTTGTGGTTTTGCTTGGGTTGAAATCTTTGGCATTAACGGTAACAGTAAGCTTGGTAGAAAAATGAAAAAGGCTGGATTTAAGCAAGACTACAAAAGAGTGTTTAGTGTTTGGAATCCTAGTGGTATTGGCGTTCAAAACATTGATGTTAAAGAAAAAGGTGCAAATGCGTATGCTAAAGTGCTTAAAGAATACGGATTTGAAGCTTATGCCTGTAGCAGACTTGACTAATTAGTCTGCTTTTGTTATAATTCAGAGGTGGGAAAGTAGCGTCAAAATTTTCCCATTTCTTGATATGATTGATAAGATGCCCAGATCCTCCACTGGGCATTTTTTTTATTTAAAGGAATCATTATGGCTGGTAAATGTAAAGGTAAAGGCAAAAAAGGTTACGGTAAGAGAGGTAAATAATGTCACTCTATAGGAATATCCATGCAAAACGAAAAAGAATCAAAGCAGGATCAGGGGAGCGAATGGCAAGAAAAGGCGAAGCTGGTCGACCAACAGCATCAGCATTTAAAGCAGCAGCAAAAACAGCAAAAAAACCTAAGTCTAAGCGAACTACTAAAAAGCGTGGGTGATTGTATCTAATGTGGAGCTGGCATATATATTGGGGATTTAACTTTGGCTTCGAGTGGTATGAAGGCGAGGTTGACGGTGATCCTGTAGACTATTTTCTTATAAACATTGGGTGTCTACGAATACAAAAAGCGGAGTGGGCATAGTGGCTGTTAAAAAGAAACGAGTAAACTTATCAGTAGGTAGAGGTGAGAAGTTGCCAGTAAGTCGAGGCGGTGGTTTGACAGCTAAGGGTAGAGCCAAATATAATAAAGCAACAGGAAGTAAACTAAAAGCACCAGTGACCGGCAAGGTTAAAGCAGGAAGTAAAGCAGCAAAGAGAAGGAAGTCATTCTGCGCTAGATCAGCAGGTTGGACAGGTGAAAGAGGTAAAG